TTATTCCTGGTCTGTTTTTTTGCGTTCTCCGAAGGAACAGTAGTCGTCAAAGCTGAACAGCCGGTATCTCCTGAAAAACTCGTTCTGACACAGCACGAGCCCGCACTGAAACGCATTCTGAACACCGTATTTGCAGTCCCGGCAAAAGACGATATCCGGCGCCCTGCGGTTCCAGGCCTCCAGCGCCTCCTGCTCTGTTTTATACCACCGTTCGGCCAACGGGACCGCGCATTTGTAGTTTGTGTCGACGACACGGTACGCGCCCGAATAGTTCAGCAGCTTGGCCTCCGCCCCGCAGAAGGGGCATTTGAGCAGTTTATTGTCCATTATGTACTCCTTTCGCAAGGACGACGGCATCCCGCCCTCTTTACCGTATATGCGGCATATTGGGGGTTTGCCACACAAAACACGCGCACAGGAGGTATCAGACTGGCGAACTGCGGCTTGCTTTCGAAGGCGTGGACTCGTATAATTGAACGAACTGCCGGCCGGCCCGAACAGGTGTTTGTCCGGATGCGGCCGCTGGAAAGTGAGTGTTATGATGAAAAGAGAGAAGATTGGGATAGTATGCGCCGTCGCCTGCGAGGTGCTCTTTGGCTTCAGCTTTTTATTTTCCAAGAGCGTATTGACGACCGTATCGCCGATGACGCTCCTCAGCTGGCGGTTCGTTTTCGCGTTTGTCCTATTGAACGTATGTGCAGCGACGCGCCTCATAAAAATCCGATTGAGGGGCAAAACGCTTCTGCCGCTCTTCTTAGTGGCACTTTTTCAACCTGTCTTATATTTTGTCGGTGAAACCATCGGCATCAAGCTGACGTCCGCCTCGGAGAGCGGGACCTTCATTGCCTGCATTCCGATCCTGACGCTTGTGTTTTCGTTGTTTATCCTGAAGGAGATCCCCCGGAAGCTGCAAGTCGCCGGGATTATCGTCTCAATAGCGGGAATTATCCTCGGCGTGCTGGCGAAGGGGATGGAGGCGACGCTCAACCCGCTGGGATACGCCATGCTCCTCCTGGCGGTTACCTCCGCCAGCCTATACGCCGTTTACTCAAAGAAAGCGGAGGCTTTTTCAAGCATTGAAAAAACGTATGCGATGATGGGGCTGGGCGCCATCGTTTTCACGGCGGTCGCGGTGGCGGAGAACGCCGCTGGCGGCACGATGCGTGAGTTCCTGCTTCTGCCGTTTACAGATACCGACTTTCTGATCGCTGTCCTCTATCTGAGCGCGGGCTGCTCCGTCGCCGCATTTTTCCTTGTGAATAAAGCGATCGAGCTTATCGGAACGAACAGAACCGTGTCCTTTGTCGGCCTATCGACTGTTGTCACGGTCACGGCCAGCGTCATCCTTCTAAAAGAAAACTACACGGTGGCGCAAGGACTCGGCACAGCGCTGGTGATCGCCGGCGTCACTATGGCAAACGTCAGCCGAAAGCCCGCGAGCATTCTGAAATGAGCTAAACTACATAAATAAAAGCAGGCTGAAAAAAAGAACGGGCGACCAAAGGGTCGCAGGCGACCAAAGGGTCGCAGGCGACCAAAGTCGCCCCTACATGCGGAACAGCAGATCGAAAAGCCGCTAGAAGACTCGTAATGCAAGTCTTTTAGCGGCCTATTTCGTTGTCTTGCTACATCTCCTGCTTCATGAAGCTGTTGTTCCCTATGTCTACGGGATTTCAGCCGCTCTCGCGTCAAGGAGCGCGTTGATGTGCGACGCGAGATCGGCGTTGTGTAAATACCACTTGCCTGAAATAAACGTCTCCGACGTCGTTTTGTCAAAGGTCATGACGAGCGGGGCGCGTGTGCCGGACGACGGGCTGATCCTGATCTCCAGATCGCCGCACTGGACAATGAGACCGTAAGCCGGATGGAAGCCCAAATACCCGTACTTAATGGTAAAGGTCGACTTGTCAAGACGGTTCAGGAGATGCACGACGGAGATGATCTCATCCTCCGTCAGCTGCGCCGAGTAGGCGCCTTTCCACAGGAACGCCGCCGTGACATCCGAGGGGACGATATGATTCGTCAGTTCCCATGGGGTTGTTTTGACGATTGACAGGATGCCCAGGACGGCGGCGGCGACGAGGACGACGGCGCCGGCGGCAATGAACAGCGGCTTTTTCAGTTTGCGCATTCCTTCCACCCGTCTCTCTGCTGTATGACAAGTATTATCCCCTGCCTCTCAATGTATCACGCATCCCGTAAAATAAAAAGACATTCGGGTTAGTTATGAACAATAAATCGGGAAGACGACCGACCCGGTTATGAGACGGTCGGCAGGCTATTTACATCGCACCACCCGGCTGTTAAACTGACGGCATAAGAGAACGGCGAGGGGGGCGGTGATGGGATGGCGCGGTCAACGCCGGGTATGACGCCGGACGAGTTGGAGAAAAAAGTCAGCGCCTATTTCGCCGAATGCGCGGCCCAGGATGTTTTTCCAGACCGCGCCGACATGATTATTTATCTCGGGCTTCCGACGAATGTCTACCAGCGTTATGAAACAGGCGAGGACGACAGATGCGCGGCATTTTCCGAGGTCCTGAAAAAAGCGCGCTTCATGCGTGAGGGCTGGCTGTCGCGGGTGATGTTCAGCGACAAGAACAAAGCCCAGAGTGCGATGTTCCATCTCCGCCAGCCGTCAAACGGCGGCTATTCCGAGAGGCAGGAGGCCCAGGGCGGTCTGAACATCCGGCTGAAGCTCGGCGACGGGGAGAGCGACTTGGTGGAGTAAGTATAAAGGAGAGAAGTCATATGGCTGGTATCGGAATAGACAGCATTCTGGTCCAAGAAATCCTAGAACGCGGCAACGACGTGTGGATCAAGCGGACGAAAAGGGGGATTGTCATACTCGAGGTGAATCTCGCCAAACGGCAGGAGCTCGAAACACGTCCGGATGACATGAAGGTTTAGGTGCTGCGCAGTCAGCATATACGACGGCAAGAGAGCACTTGCCCTACATCACGCGTATGGGGCGAAGCCCCGATTTTCCGGAGCCTGAACGGGGCATGGGGCGAGGCCCCATTCCTTATCTGGGCGGGCAGGTGGGAAATACAATAATATGCCGCCGCTGCGAGTGGGCAGCGGCAGGGACTAATCGGAGTCGGACAGCGCGCTTTACAGCGCGGGCCGGCTCTATTTTTTTGGGTGAAATATGACAGTAAAACGCCTAGCAAAAGTATTCGGCCGGGACACGTCGGATATCGCCGTTGACCTCGGCAGCCTGACGCCGAAGCAGACGCGGTTCTGCCGGAGCCGGACGCTCTACACAGCGTACGGCGGGGCCCGCGGCGGCGGAAAAACGCATGCCGTCCGCGTCAAGGCGGTGGGCGGCGCAATCCGTTATCCGGGCATCCGGATCCTGGTCGTCCGCCGGACATATCCCGAGCTTCAGTCAAGCCACATTGAACAGACTGTCCGCCTGGTGCCGTCCGAGGTAGCAACGTACAACGCGACAAACCGCGCCCTGTACTTGAAGAACGGATCCGTCATCAAATTCGGCCACTATGCCGGCGAAGCCTCCGAGACGGAGTACCAGGGGCAGGAGTACGACTGGGTCTTCATGGACGAGGCCACGCAATTCTCCGAGCGGGATTTCCGCTTCCTCGGCAGTCTCCTGCGCGGCGTGCGGGACATCCCAAAGCGCTTTTACCTCACCTGCAATCCCGGAGGCGTCGGCCACCGGTGGGTCAAGCGGCTCTTCATCGACCGGGACTTTATCACGGACCGGGAAAACCCCGAGGAAAACGAAAATCCCGCCGACTACAGCTTCATCCCGGCCACTGTCGAGGACAATGTCTATCTCATGAAATCGTCGCCCGCCTATGTACGGATGCTGTCGGGCCTGCCGGAGAATATCCGGCGCGCGCACCGCTACGGCGACTGGAACGCGCTGGCCGGGACTTATTTCCCGGAATTTAACGCCGCCCGGCACATCGTCCCGCCGTTTCACATCCCGGAACACTGGATGCGTTACAGGGCCTTCGACTACGGTCTGGACATGCTGGCCTGCAGCTGGTTTGCCCAGGATGAGAGCGGGCGCAGCTATATGTACCGCGAGCTGGCGGCATCAAACTTGATCGTGTCGGATGCCGCAAGGCTGATCCGAAGCCGGACACTCCCGGGGGAGAGTATCGCCGTCACCTTTGCTCCGCCGGACGTGTGGAGCCGGCAGAAGGACTCCGGCAAGACGATGGCCGAGCTTTTTGACGCGGGCGGTGTTCCTATCGTCAGGGCCGGCAATAACAGGATTCAGGGCTGGCTGCAGGTCAAGGAGGCGCTGGCCGTGCGGGAGGATCTGAAGCCCTCGCTGCTGTTCTTCAAGAGCTGCACTGAGACGATCCGGTGTCTGGAGGCGATTCTGACGGACGAAAAAAATCCGAACGACTGTGCGCGGGAGCCTCACGAGCTTACCCATCTGCCCGACGCCGTCCGTTACTACTGCGCGTCCCGAACGATGCGCGCGGAGAGTGTGGCGCCCGGAGCGGCATATACCAAGGAGGACGGCGGCGACGGCCTTGATTACACGGCGTTCATGACGGGAGGCGCCGCCGACAGAGGGTATATCGAATACTGATACTAAAATATAGGAGGTTATATGGAAGCATTTCGGATTTATTTGCTGTTCCTCGCGTTGATTCTGGAGACGTCGGCGGTCATCCTGCTGCTCCGCCGAACGATGCGCCTGCAGCGCCGTCTGGCGGAATTGCACCTGGTCTGCAACGAACGGCTCGGCGCGCTGGAGCATGCCGTCCTGGAGCTGGAGGGTGAGAGCGATACGGCTCCGGAGACGCGGGCCGATGACCGCAAAAAGGCGCGGGAGGCCGAACGCCGCTTCACGGAGGGCGTGGCGAATATCCTGAGCTTCAGCTGCGCCGCCGTCGGAAGAAAGGGTGAAATATGAAAGTAAATCTATCATACCGGGCTTTGAGCCTTTCGAGCACCATCTCGAAGCCCTGCACAGCCGGGCACGGCGCAAAGCCCCACGATAGGAAGGGTGATTTATATGGGAAAAGCAATGCCGGACTGTGAGAGTGTCTGGAAGGAGTATATGAAGGGGCTCGGCTTCAACACGGCGCTGGGGCTTCATGACACCGTACAGACAAACGAGGATTTTTTCATCGGCAACCAGTGGAAGGGTGTCGACGCGGGCGGCCTGCCGACGCCGGTCTTCAATTTCCTCAAGCGCGTCGTCCTGTTCACTGTCGCCGGCATCTCATCGAACAACATCAAAATACAAGCCTCGGCGCTGGGGCCAAGCACCGGCGGGAGCGACCCCGATGTCGTCTCGGGCATTGTGAACAAGGAGCTTGAGACGCTGTTCGAGCAGAACAGGATTGTGAATCTCCTCCGGCAGTTCCTGCGGAACGCCGCAGTGGACGGCGACGGATGCATGTACACCTACTGGGACCCCGACGTTGATACCGGCCAGCCGCTGAAAGGCGCGGTCGTCACCGAGCTCGTCGAAAATACGAATGTCTTTTTCGGCAACACCAGCGACCGGCGCGTCCAGCGCCAGCCGTACATTCTCATCTCCTCCCGCGAGTTGACCGAAACGCTCCGGGACAGGGCGCACCGGAACGGCTGCAAAGACGCCGACCTCATTACGGCGGACGCCTATGACACGGGTTCCGATATGTCGCGCTTGTCCGACGATAAGACGACCGTTCTCATTCGGTTCTGGAAAAGCCGGGAGACAAAGACCGTCTGGGCTGTCGAGACGACAAAAAGCATGATTGTCCGCAAGCCGTGGGACACAGGGCTCTCGCTCTACCCTGTGACATGGCTGAACTGGGACTTTGTCCAGGACTCCTATCACGGACAGGCCATGATCACCGGGCTCATCCCGAACCAGATTTTCATCAATAAGCTGTTTGCCATGAGTATGATCTCGCTCATGACGACGGCGTACCCGAAAATCGTTTACGACAAGACGCGGATACAGAAATGGGACAACCGCGTCGGTGCGGCAATCGCGGTGAGCGGCGGTGATGTGGGCAGCGTTGCCCGGATCATCGACCCAGCGCAAATTTCACCGCAGATCGCCCAGTTCATCGGACTGGCTGTCAACTACACACAGACGTTTCTCGGCGCGACGGATGCCGCATTGGGCGAAGCACGGCCGGAAAATACAAGCGCCATCATCGCGCTGCAGCGGGCGTCCGCCGTGCCGGGCGAGCTGACGCGGCAAAACCTGTACGAGAGCCTGGAGGACCTGGGGCGTATCTATATCGATTTTATGGCAAACCATTACGGTTTGCGAAAGGTACTCGTCGACCAGCCGGACGGATTTTCGGGCACAGCGGCGGCTGCGGGGCTCCAATCGACAGAGAAGCTCCCGGTGTCGTTTGATTTTGCGCAGATCCGTGCTCTTTGCCTGTCGGTGAAACTCGATGTCGGCGCATCGGCCTACTGGAGCGAGATCGCATCCCTGCAAACGCTGGATCATCTCCTCACCCAGGGGAAAATCAGCCTGACCGATTACCTGGAGCGTGTGCCCAACGGCTACATCAGCAAGCAGCAGGAGCTGTTGGACAAGCTCCGGGCTGGGGAGAAAGCAAAGACCGTAACGCCGGCCGGCGGCCTGATGGCCAACATGGGGACGGGCAATGCGCCTGTGGGGATACCCGCTGCCCCCGCTCCTGCCGGCGCAGGCTTCGATGCTCTGAAACGGGCCGTTATGAACGGCGGCGCTCTGGCGGGCGGGCGGGAGAATCAAATGCTCGGGGACAGACCAGTCCCGCGCATATAGAACGCCTCACCACGGGCGGGAAAGGAACCAATATGGAAGAAAGCATAGGTACCCTGACACTCTCCGACAGCCAGGACAGCGGCGTCAGTGCCGCCGACATTGCCGCCGATTGGAATAGTGCGGAGGGCAGCGGCTTGCCAGCGGAGACGTCTGCAATGCGCGCCCCGGCGGCGGACACTTCGGCGAATCAAAGCGCCGGCGCCGAATGGCCGGACGACACAGCTGCGGCAGACGATAAAACCAGCGCCGGCGCGACTGTAAGGCGGGAAACAAACCAGAGTTTCGCGCTCAAGCATCTCGGAGAGGTCAAAACAGTCGGCAGGGACGAGATCGTCACCTTGGCGCAAAAGGGGCTGGACTACGACCGTCAGCGTCAGAAAAACGACGAGCTTTTGTCAAGGAACAATGCGCTGGCGGCCGAAACGGAACGGCTGCGTGCGCGGCGCTTGGGCGGACCCGAGCCCGGCGTCCATGTCATGGGGCGGGAAGAAGCAATGGCCCAGCGGCGGGACCGGGAGATCGGCGAATTTATAGCCGAGTACAGAAGTCTCGACCCAAAAGACATCCCAAAGGAGGTCTGGCAGGCCGTCACAGCCGGGAAGCCGCTTCTGGCCGCGTACCAGGCCTGGGAACTCAAGAAGCTCCGGGCCGAGAGCTCGGCCGCGTCAAAGGCCGCCGAGAACAGGGTGAAGGCCGCGGGCTCGCGCACGAGTGCCGGAAGCGAGCGGCACATGGACGCCATCACAGCAGACTGGTATTCAAGTTAACAAACGAAAGGAGATATACAATTTGGCAGTCAATCTTACGACGTCATATTCCCCGCTGATTGCGGATCGTTTCAAGCTTCAGTCCTTCACCGACAACTATGCCGGCAAGAAGTACACGTTCGACGGCTCGAAGAGCATCGTCGTCTACTCGGTGAATAAGGCAGCACTGAACGACTACGACAGGACGCTTAACCCGTTTTCCAGCGGCTCGCGCTTCGGCGCCATTGCCGAACTGGGTGACACCACGCAGACTCTGCAGATGTCACAGGATAAATCCTTCACCTTCTCCATCGACAGCGGAAACAACACCGACCAACTCAACATCAAGCAGTGCAACGAGCAGCTTAAGTCCAACTGGGATGAGGTCTGCACCCCGGCCATTGATATGTACCGCCTGAACGCCTGGGCAAGCGGCGCCGGCTGCGGCGCGGCCGGTTCGGCGCTGACGGCCGGAACGGCCATGAAGACGATCATGACCGGTTCAGCCCTGATGTCCAATCGCCTCGTCCCGAAGAAGAACCGCGTGCTGCTCATCAGCGAGACGGCGTACATCAACTGCAAGCTCTCCACGGAGCTCGTCGGCATCCCGAATCTGGGCCAGGCGTCCGTGGGCAGCGGCAAGGTCGGCTCCATTGACGGCATGGACGTCGTCACCGTGCCCGACAGCTATTTCCCGGCCGGCGTGTACTTCATCATCAAATACACGGACGCGACGGTCGATCCGCTGAAGCTTAAGGTCCTGCGTGTCCAGAAAAATCCCGTCGGCATCGACGGCGACGTGGGCGAGTGCCGCTTCTACCATGACAGCTTTGTTCTGGACGCGAAGGTCAACGGCATTTATATCTGCGGGAGCAGCGCGTCGATGCTTGACATGCCGTCATTCACCGGCACCTCGTCCGTGACGGTCGCCTGCACGAACGCCACCACAGTCAAGTATACGACGGACGGTTCCAACCCCAAGACGTCCGCCACGGCGCAGACGTATTCCACTGCAGTTTCACTGACTGTCGGGCAGACGCTGAAGGCGTACGGCTCGGCGACGGGATATGTGAATTCACCGATCCAGGAGTATACCCGCATCGCGTAAAAGTCAGGGGAGGGATATCCCTCCCCGTACTTTTCAAGAAAGGAATGGTCATAAAAATGACAACGGCACAGGACGTCTTTGATAAGGCAATGGCGATCATGGACGAAATTGACGAGAGCGGCGGGACGGTCAACGACGACACGCTGGAATATCGCAACCGCGCCCTGTTCATCATCAACACGCTCCAGGGCGAGATATACCGATACAGCGACACGTACACCGCCACAGCGGGGGTTCGATCCGTCTGCCCGGAGACCGAAGAGCTTGACGATGCGCTCGGCGTCGACGACTTCCTGGCGCGCTCTGTGCTGCCATATGGTTTGGCGGCCCACTTCCTGGCGACGGACGGCGAAAGCGCGCTTGCCAGTTTCTGCCTTGCCCGGTATCAAATGCTGCTTGCCCAGCACGGCAGTGCGATACCCGAAGTGTCGGAGGACATTGAGGACGTATACGGAGGGATCATAAGCGGGAGTGATGACGAATGATAGAGATTAGGGCGGACACCAAGGAAAACGTCGCGTCGATTACACACTGGCTGGGCCTCAACGAGAACCCGGACGGTGATACACTCCTGAAGAACGGCGAAGCCGCCGACATGCAGAATTTCAAGATTACGCGCGACGGCAACCTCCAGAAGCGCTCGGGATACAAAACGATTCATGCGGCAAAGACGTGGACGGGGCCGATACGCGGCATATGGCACGGGTGTATCTCCGGGACGGCGTATACACTTTTCGCAGCCGGTGGGACTATCTACAAGTACGACTTCGTGACAAACGCTGTAACATCCGTCATGGCGGCCGGCGCGACGTTTACGGACGCGGCCACGACTTTTTTCGGTTTCGGAAACAAGGTTTACGCCATGAACGGCCATGAGTATCTTGAATGGGACGGCGTGATGCCGGATACCGGGGGATTCTGCGCGCCATCCGGGTACAGACCGCTGATTGCCGTGTCCGCTCCGCCCACAGGCGGCGGGACACTCCTTGAGGCCATCAACAGGCTCAACGGCCTGCGTCGCATCCGCTTCTCCCCGACGGCAAGTGCGACGGCTTTCCAGCTTCCCGAAAAGGCCCTCACCAGCATCGACTACGTGAAAAACCTTGTCACTGGGGAGAATTACGTCCTGACAACCGACTACACCGTGAGCCTGACGAATGGGACGGTAACTTTTTTAGCCGCTCCGTCTGCCGGAACTAACACGATCGAAATCGGGTACACCGTTCCGACGACGTACAAAAGCCAAATTACGGCGATGAAGTACGCGGAGATCTTCAACGGCGCACAGGACTCTCGCGTTTTCCTGTACGGCGACGGCTCGAACAAGTCTATATATTCCGGGCTTGATTCGGACGGGCTGTCCCGCGCCGACTACTGGCCGGATTTATATGACTTGCGCGTCGGTGAGGCCAACGCCGCGATTACCGGGATGATACGCCATTACTCCAGTATGGTTGTCCACAAGACGGACAGCGCCTACGCGGTGAATTACGGGCAGATCACCCTTGCAACCGGCGCGCTGACCTCGGCGTTTTACATCACGCCGATCAATAGGGCCATCGGAAACGTCGCGCCTGGGCAGACGCAGCTTGTGAACAACAGCCCCCGGACAATCTTCAACGCGGCGGTCTATGAATGGCATCTGTCTGGAGCGGCAAGTGACGAGCGGCTGGCAAAGCGCATCAGCGACCGTATCAAAAACACGTTATCCTCAATGAGTTTAGCAGCCGCCATAACGTATGACGACAACGAGCGACAGGAGTATTACATCATCCAGGGCGGCACGGCCCTGGTCCACAACTACGCCGTGGACGCATGGTATAAATACACAGCGTTCAACTTTACAGCGCTAATCGGCGTCGGCGGCAATCTATACGGCTGCACGACGAGCGGCGACATCGTCCTGTTTGCGCGGACATACAGCAGCGACAACGGCGCGGCGATCGACTGCTTCTGGAAGTCCGGGTCAATGGCTTTCGGGCGGGATTATTTGCACAAGTATTCCGGTTTCTTGTTTGTCTCAATGAAGCCGGAAATTCTCGCCAATACCCAAGTGACACTTATGACAAACCGTAAATCCTTATTTGGCACAAAAACGGTATCCTACGGTCTTGCGACATTTGATCACGCCAATTTCTCCCGTTGGGGGTTTGTCACAAACAACAAGCCGCAGACGGCGCGGCTTAAACTCAAGGCAAAGAAATTTACATATTATCAGCTTGTGTTTGAAACGAATGCGGATTGGAACACGGCGACGATTTTAAGCGCGGACATCAAGCTGCGTTACGGCGGCGACGCGAAATAGGAGGGTAAAGCATGGCAATCACACCAATGACCGACAGCTTGGATATCATCGCGGCGCTGGCCGACACGCCGAATGACACAAGCGGCCTGACGGCGGCACAGCTCAAGGCGAAGTTTGACGAGGCCGGGAACACGATCAAGGAGTACATAAACGACACGATGATTCCCAGCATTACCGCGCAGATTGGCGCGGCGGAAATGCACGACGGCAATGTTCCCTCTGGCGGCACAACCGGGCAGGCGCTTATGAAAACAAGCGACACGGATTACGACGCATATTGGTCAAGCGGTATTAGTGCGGCCACGCCGTCAACCGTCATGGGCCGTGACGCCAATGGCAATGCTTCCGTAGCGACGCCGACAGACGAGGGGCATGTTGCAAACAAAGCATACGTCGGAAGTATGGCAACCGCCGTGCGTGGCGAATCCTTGGCGCGTGATCTTGGAATTATGCTTAATCTCGCCCTAGCTACGTCAAACATCGATGCATGGGCCGATATTCTGGCGGACGCTACCAGAATAAACGCCGCGACAAGTTCCGGGTATACAATAACGGGCGGCGCTTTATATCCCAAGATTACCAATGATGGCGGGGCGGTGTATCTAAACATCGGGTACAATGCTGGAAGCGACAAAGCGGGGCAAACATTTGCATTCTCCGCGACGGGAGAGATAAGAAACGTAAGGGTGACTTTGAAAAAAACGGGGTCGCCTACCGACAACATTACGATGGGGATATTTGCAACAAGCGGGGGACTCCCGACAGGGACGGCGCTTTATACGTCAACGACTGTCCTCGCGGCGTCAACCGTTGGAAGCAACACGGCGCACGACTTCGCGTTTGCCGGCGCAAACACCAACGCTGGGACAATGTATGCGTTTGTTCTTGCCCGTAGCGGAAGTTACGACCCAACCAATTATATCTCCGTTGTGTATAACAGTAGCGGGGCATACGCGGCGGGAACAGGGGTGCGATTAGCCAGCGGGACATGGGAAATTTTTTCAGCCGGGGCGGATTTAGGTTTTGAACTTGCCGGATATCCCGCTACTGTCATTTGGAATGCCGTTACTGCAACGGAGGCGCTTCAAACCGTCGCCGTGGCCGCTGACTTAACGCTTGGGACGGGTACAGCGACATTTTACATGTCCGACGACGGGACGGCGTGGACGCAGATAACAGCACTAAACACCGCGCAAAGCGTTACGTTTGACGCCACTTCGGTTTATCTCAAATGCGTTTTAACCTATAACGCCGTGCTAAACGGCGTCGCGTGGGGAGGGTGTTGATATGCAAATTCAAACGAAAAAGACCTTGCGAAAGGACACGGCCAAATCCGCCGAAGATAAGCGCTTAGAGGAAATTAAAGCGTCCTTTGAGGAAAAAGAAAAGGTCAAAGCGCTCACAACGGCGGAGCGGATAGAACGCATTGAAAAGATGCTAGGCATCGTATAGAAAGGATGATTAAAAATGACGGCTAATGAAATTTTGAGTATCGCGGTCCCGGCGCTTATTACAACGGTCCTCGTCCCCTTTATCGCGTCCATGATTTCGGTTCTGACGACGTGGATTAAGGCAAAGACAAGCAACGCGATGGTTGACAAGTATATCAATTTGGCGGGCGACGCCGTAAATACCGCTGTCGCCGAAGTCATGCAGACGTTTGTATCCACCATGAAAACCGCCGGGACATGGGACAGCGAAGCGGCGGCTAAGGCATTCAATATGGCGAAAAAGCGGGCGATTCAGATTATGGGGGCGGCGGCACTGGATGCTCTGCCTGCAATCGTCGGCGATACGGAGGCGTGGCTGAAAGCGAACATTGAGGCCGCAACGTACGCAAAGAAAATGTGGTAATCGTTATGGGCGGGATGGTTGACCAAGCGGCACTTGTCGTCTATCAAGCGGAGGGCTGGCGGGGATATTTTGAAAAGGCGACTAATAAAGACCTCGATAAATTTCTCGCCAACGCCGGAAGCGCCAACTATACCATTTTCGGCAAGTGGTATGAGGAATACAGCGGCCAAAACGGATTTATTAATGCGCAATGGTGTCACATGTTTGTGTCGTTCGCCGCGCATAGGGTGGGGATCGGACCGGATGCTTTCCCGTATACCGCGAGCTGCGGGACCGGCGTTGCGTGGTTCAGACATCGCGGCAGATGGCATGATCCAAAAGGTTATACGCCGGTCAAGGGCGACGTGATTTATTTCACGTCAAACGGCACAACGGCGGGACATGTCGGCCTTGTGCGCGTGGTT